TGGGTCTGTTTTACCTATAGTAGTTCTTGTTGCTATCGCAGCAGTTGGTGATTGTTCATTTGCACCATTTAATGCAAATACTTTAAACTTATAAACTTTTCCAGCTTGTACATCTGGCAATTCAAAATCTAAACCTTGTACAATTACACTTTCATAACTACCATTATCTTTTTTAAATTGAACCTGATAATTTACTACACCTTTAACCTGTGCCCAATTAACAATTAATTTTACTTTTATCTTCCCTTTGTTTGATACTTTTTCATTTGCATTTGTGGTTGCATTTTGATTCGTGACTTCTTTGTACAACCTTTCAGTAATAGTTACTGATGCTGGTGCTAATGGTAATTCATTTAAATTGGTTGCATCTCTGAAAGTAACATCAGCACCACTTTCAACATGAGCATAAGCAGATTCATTGTATGTAAGAGCAGTTACTTTATATTTAATACCTTCTTGTTCAGTTACCGAAATAACTCTGTAAAGCGAATTTTGTATGTTTTGTGCTGAACTTCCACCTGATGTTTCTAGTACCCAAACACTATTAACATTTGGTGCTGTTGCTGTTGTTCCTACGGTAAATGCAGGGTCAACAGTAATAACTGAACCTGTAATATCTGTAATTGTTCTTTGTGAAACGCTGCCATCAGGCATAAGAACATTAATTGTTCTTGTATAACTAACACCGTTGGCTGGCAAATCAGACGCACTTGCATCATCAACTGTAATAGTTGTTGTTGAACTTGCAGATATTCTTCCTCCTCTTCTTGTGCCAGTTTTTACAGGATCATTTATGCCAATAACCTGTCCAGGTCTAACAATAACTCCTGATGATAAATCAACAGTAAAAGTAACTGTTTCAGTAAGATTTTGCTCGGTGAATCTAACCCATCGGGCTAAACGAGAAGCTTGACCTGATGAAGTTACACCAAATGCTTCGATCTGTTTTTCAACAATTCCATACTTTGTAATAGCAGCATCAGAAGCTACATCTGCTTTTATTGGATCTTGTACATAACTTACTTTTCTTTGGTTATTATCAAAGTATTTAACTATTACTAAAGTTGCTCTTGCTTTGGTATCAGATCCTTCATAAGTAAATCCACCCTCAGTCACATTCGCAAGAGTGAATATTTGACTTACTGTTGTTGGTTTATCTTGACTGAGAAATAACGTACCAGCACTCCAATAAGGCATGACACGCATATTTGAACAGATGAGATTTATTAAATCGTATGCTTCGTATGATTTATTAATATAAGCATTTAAAGCAAAACGAGGTTCTGTTCCTTCTCTTACAAAAGTACAATTACCAGAAAGATTAGATCCAGCAGCAACAGTTATATTTAATATTCTAAATTGTGTGGTACTTATAGTTTCAATTTTGTAGCTCTGATTTGTAGGATTTCCACCGCTAGTACCTGAAGAAAATGTAACTGCAACAAAATCACCTGATTGTAAATTATGAACAGCACTTGTAGTTATAACACCAACTTTCTGTCCCGATGCTTGTGTCCACGTTGCAGATACAGTGCCAGTGCCAGCATCTCTTCTATCACTTACTAACTCATTGTTATATTTACTGACAGCAAAAAAAGCATACTTATCAAGAGCCGATTCTGGTAAGCCTAATCCATAGCGTGTATCTATGAGCAAATCGTATAATGCCCACGCTGGACAAGTATTCCAAGTTGCTGCTTGAAAAGTCCCGTCCCAAGTATTTGAATTATAATTTATTCTTCCAGCATTTTTCCCTGATTTAACACTATCAACAACATTTGTATTTGGTATTTTTGTTTTAATCCCTCTTAGAAAAAAAGTTCGTTTTGGAATACTACTAAAACTACTGGCATTTGCTTTTAAACCAACTAAAGCTGTGTTGTTATAGGGGTTATTATCATCTGTTATTTCTGTAAAACTAAACCATGTAAAACTATTAACAGTTTTTGTTGCAGCAGTGGCAGTAATTCTTTTAATTTTTATACTGACACTTGAAGAATAGGTAGCTAGTGGAATAATAAAATCTCTTTGATATAAATTACCAGTGCGACCTTCTATTGTTATATCAGCTTTATTACCATTATCTAATGTTGCTGTATTTGCTGAAGTTTCTGCTGGAAAAGATACACCATCAAAAGCAACAAAAATAAAAAAGTTAACGGACGACCCAACAATATCTCCATCATCTTCAAAAACTTGTAATTGTGGGATATTAATTGTTACTCTTACTCTATTGACACCAGTATTAGTAAAAGTTCTTGTAGCAGTTTCATTCTGCACATCAAAAACATGACCAACGGAAGTTTCAGCACTTGTCGATGCAAAACCAGGAATAGTTGTTTGACTTCCTAAACCTCTACGTTCATTAACTTGAACATCATTAAAATTAAAATCTGTTGTTTGTGGATTTGTACTGTCTGCTGTTTTGCTTAAAATAGGAGTATCATCTAAAAATATATCTTTAAGCATTGCTGTATTGTAATTATCAGTTCCTTGAGTATGACCTTCATCTCTTGCTGTATCAAAACCTTCAATTTCTCCTTCTCCAACAGCATCTAGAATACTGACTTTGGCTGTACTATCTAAAGAATCTTCTGCGGTTGTTGGTGTACTATTACCGCCACCGCCTTTACCACCGCCACCACCACCAGCACCAATAATAATAACTTCTTTATTTGTCATGTTTCTACTTCCTCAATATCAATTCCTGCTGATATAACCGCAGATCCAACCACTCTACGACCATATATCAAAGGTATCGGAATACCTGCTCTGCTGACGTTAATAGGCGAACTGAAAGCAAAACTATTTTCTGGATCGGCTTCAGAATTATCAATAGATGGTAGTGGTGTAAGCATGGCAGAAATACCACCTAAAACTAAAGATGCACCGACATATAAAAGAGCTCTTGATCCAAGACCACCCGTTATTGTCAAAGCACCTTCAACTGTTTTAAATCCAACACCACTAAAAAACTTAGAAGTTCCGAAAGATACAAATGAAAGTCCTATTAAAGCTGCTCCTAATAATATTTGTCCTAGACCACGACCACCTTCTCCTGTAATAACAGGAACAATTTTTATTGGTGCTCTTCCAGCAGGGTAATGTAATTCTTCAATAGTAATTGGATTATCTTCTACTATAACTTTGTAATATCTTGAACACATATGAGGTTCTAGTTCTGGATTATTACCAATCAAACACTTGATAGCATCAGCAGCAGTTTTTACATCTGCTGTTAAAGATTTATAGCCACAAAAATCTGCAAGTTCTCCATAAACTTTTATTTCACGAAGGCAAGTTTGCATACCTAACTACTCTCCCTGTGCATTTACGGAACCAACCAGTATAGTCTTGCTTACATGATAACCTTCCTTGCATATGATGTAAAATTTGATTGTCACCTACATACACTCCGACATGATTTAATCCATTACCACAAACATTCATTAATATTGGATCGTGTTTTTGTATATCATTTATATCTTTAACATCAATAAATCCACAGTCTTCAAAGTATTTTTCAAATAAAGGATTTGATATAAAATCATCTGGATTGTTTGGTCTTGTATAATCTTTAAGCTTTATATTTAGTTCTGCCTGATAATATTCTCTAACTAATGACCAGCAGTCTGTTATATTCCATATCCATGGTCTACCAATCAAACTAGCTTTATATTCTTGTGGCATAAAACTATTCCATATTTCTGTTCTAGGGTTTACGATCCACCATTTTAAACCTGTCCTTGCAGCAGATACATGATCGGCAGGGCTTGGTATCGGCTCTGTATGAGGGTGCGAATGTATAACAGCCTCAATATTATCTTTGCCATATTTATCTTCAATACAAGCCCAATCTAAGGGATCTAGAATAAATTGATCTGCTGCTGTTGTTGATAAATTTTTACATCTTTCATAAATATGTTTGCCTTTAAAATTTATTAATAAGCCACAAGATTCTTTTGGATCTTCTTCTTTTGCGTGTGCTAATGCTTTATCTTGCCAATACATTAGAAGAAATCACCAATACCTTTAAATTCATCTGGTAAAAATCTCCTTTTTGGTAATTTCACACCAGCTTGGTCTGTGCTTGCTGATAATTCAAACTGACAAATATCTCTAGTTTCAAGTGATTTTCTAGCAACATTAAATATTTCTCTTGGAAATTCTTGAGTGTTATCAGGCGTACCATACGGATTATTACCTGTAAAATTATCATTTGGTAAATATCTAAGCATCGTTCTTATTCTTGTAAGAGTTGCTCCTGTTAAATCATTACCTACAGTTGTATCGTTAACATTTACAAGAATAGTTGATATAGTTCCAAATAAATTACTAACAGTTAAAGTAGGTCTTGGATTCTGTTTAGAAGTATATTCAAAACCTGTAGCTTCTATTGGTAAACGTGTATAAGTATTACCATTCCAATGAATATCATTATAAGCATTTACTCCTGTAAGCACTCCATCTGTACCAGCATGAAATCTATATGTTGTGGCAGATCCATGTAAAGCAGCTACCGTTGTTAACTCAAACAGTTCAATAATTGAACTAGGATTTATTTTTTGTAATTCTGAAACAGGTATTGGCATTATGGTTCAAATACTTGTCTAAATGTTGCAGTAATAGTAGATCTGTTTAAATAGGGTATTTGTTTTCTCCAATTAAGACATACGAAAGACATAGAAGATTCACCAGGAACAGTATAAGTAAAGCTTGCTCCGTCTACTCCTCTATTATTTAAAAATGATTCTATAGTATTTGAATCTGTTTCACTTACGTCAAAAGTTAAATTAAAAGTTTTTGGATTTTGATTTATACCAAAAGTTATACGCTGCTCAAACCCATCTCCAAAAGATACAACACGAGTTTTTGGTGCGTTTGTTTTAGTAAAAGAATATTTTGGCAAAAACTGATTGCCTTGTGAATCTGTAGGAAAAGATTGACTCATTATCTATATAGTAAACCTCCAGGTCTTTGTTGTTTAACTAATTCAGATTGTATAGCATCTGATATAGCACGGCCAAGTTGTTCTGATTCTGCTGCATCTCCTTCAACAGAAGAACCAGAAGCATCTACGTTTACCACGATATTTGTTGAGCCACCCATAGCATGATTTGGAATTATAGTACCTGCACTATTAGGAACAAAAAGTTCTGGACCTCTTTCTCCTACAAGTGAAGCTCTGCCAACAGGAGGTCTGCCGCCATTAGCAAAACTGTCAAACGTAGGTACTGATGCTGGCCCTCGATCAAAACCTGCAAAAACATCTCCTCCTCCTGGTCCTAATCCTCCACCACCAAAAAATCTTAACCCAATACCTAATATTTGCATTTGTATTTGCTTTGCAATCATCTGTGCAGCCATATCTAAAAACGCATCTGCTGTACGCATAAATAAATTTCTTAATGCGTCTTGTGCTGTCATTGATCCTTTTACTATTCCTTTAAATGACTCTCCAAAAGCACTTCCTACCGTGTCAGCTACAGTTGTAACCATGTAACCTACGCTCGTTAATTTTTTAAGTTCTGCTGATATAGAATCTATAGCAGATGGAATACTGTAGCTCATTCCTTCCATTTCAAGATTAAATTGTTTCATTAAATCTTGTAAAACAGGTAAATCAGTTTTGAATTTTGCGAGTTCTTCTCTGAGTTTTGCTACACGTTCTGCTGCTTTATCTGCTGCTGATATAAATAGGTCAGGGAACATTTCTTTTAGATCAAACTGACCTAATGTTGAAATAAAGTAACCAAGTCTAGCTAAGTCTGAAAATATTTTTCTTAATCTGTCTGTATTTTTTATCTGTTCAGCTTCTTGCATCATTCTTTTGAAATTTTGCTCGATTATTGTTTCATTTACTTTTGCTTGAAACTCTGCAAAACTTGATATTTTTCCTTGTTGTAATAGTTGAATTTGCTGTTGAATAGTTAGACTATTGCTAGTATCTAAAATTGCAGCTAAAGCTGATTTAGTGTTTACCACCGCAGCTAGATTTTTCAGGGTATTAGGATTCTTACCAAAAATAAACGCACCACTAGCTCCTGCTTCTCCAAATCTAGTAAAGGCTCCTGCTACATCAAGGGCTTCTTCTTTAGTTAAACTTAAAGTCTTTCTTAATTCACCAAGTTTATCTCTTGTAAATCCTGATGAATCTCCAGCACTTTTAAAAGCAAAATCTAAACTGCTAATCGCTGAATTTAATTTATCTGTTTCATCTATAAAAGTTCCAATCGCTGTACCTGCAATAGATAAAGCAAATCCAAACTGACCTCCTATTATTCCACCTAAAGCACCACCAGCAGCACCACCAACTGCTGCTGCACCTGTTTGTCCAAATAATAAAGGAAACGCACCACCGATAATTGCACTACTAGCAATATTGCCCATATTGCCTTTTTGATATTTAGCATTTTGTTGTTTAGCCTTTGAGTTTTCTTTAGTTGCTTTTGTGTTTTGATTTTGAACTTTAGTATTTTGAAGGTACTGACTATTGTTTAAATCTAAATTTTTAGTTTGTGTTTTTAAAGCTTGAGTAGCGTCTTTATGTCTTTGAGTTCCTATCTTAACTCCATTAACATATTCTTGTAAGGATTCTGCGGTTGCGTTTTGTGCATTATGGGTTTTACCAAAAGCTTCTCC